TTAGATGGATCACTTATTTCAGTCCATCCTGTAAGCTGCTTAAAATAATTACTTTGGTCACCTTGAACATTGATATTAAATGCAGTGTCTGTAGCAAATTCTACCTTAAACTTCGCCTCATCGTTGCTTAATCCTTCAGTTCGTGGAGATGTTACATAAGGCACGTACATGCGAGCAAGCTCTTCATCTAATGTATCTCCGCTCCATGTAAAGCCTGCCTCACTTATTATCTTATCCATTAACCACTTTGCCTGAACAGCTAACGTAAGCTCTCCGGTATAGATAGGATTAACTGAGCTGAATATCCTTCTGCTGCCTATGGCTGTATCTTCACTCCAATTTTGTCCCTTATCCGTTAGCGTATAGCAGATAGCATTATCAAATAAGCTACCATCATTGATAGCATTAACATTCTCAAAACTATTGTCGTGCTCTAAATCTGAATAATCTAATTCTTTAAGCAGTTTATCTCCAATGCTGCGAGCTAAGTCAACTGTCTCACCAAAGAATGCTATTACGAACTCATGCATCTTACCCTGTTGAGTGATGGCCTGCTTAAATTGTATGTGCCCTTCAGCAATTGGTAAGGTATCCACTGATAGCGTTGCCTCTATCTTGCGTAGTACATTAATTTGCGTAGTGTCATCATTAAGCAGATTCACATTATACTGCTGCCCGAAGAAATCTACGTTAGCCTTCGTTGCAGGTATTCTGAACTCACGCGAGAAAGCACCCCTGGTAGTAAACTCAGAGATGCTATTGAAGTTAGATGAATAGCTTATGCTCTCATTCTCGTATAGGTCTACTACTACAGCAGCTCCATTGCTTGCCTTAACGGTTAGAATTACTGATGGCTTCATGCTGTGTAATCGTTGCTAAATTTCAATGTCAATTCTAAGTCTGTTTTTGCGTAACTGCGAGTCTTAATAGCCACATAGTTATTAGATTCTATCACTATTGGTGTAGCGCTTCCATCTGCTGCAATCATGTAGACTGATTCAGAGTAAATAAGATTCTTAAGATATTCAAACTGTCCTTCAGTTAAATAGTCAGTGCGTATACGCATCATCTTTTCTACAAATGGGCTGCGCTCGGTCAATCCTCTATCATAAGTGTTAAATCCAAACGCTATAGAATCATCAGCTGTGCCATAGTTACCTACTACCTTTCTATATCTCTTGCGCTCCACTGAGTAAGATTCCTCACTACGTTTAGTAAAGTTGAAGTAATCCCATCCACCTCTGCTGTTGGTCCAACCTAATCTAATCTTATCGAATCTGCATTCATCTGCTGCCTTAAATACTGCTATTGATCGTGCACATGGATTTCCACCTGCATCTCTAAAGTTCAATAGATAGTGATTCCAATCTGCATCTAAACCAAATGCATCATTAATGTTAGCAGGTAATAATGGTAGATGGTTAATAGTGCCTGCCGCTATAGTGCAAGTAATAAAGTTACTTTGTACTGGAGCACCTGATGCATCAAACTGTTGTATTGTTACTTCTGTTATTGCGTTACCGTTTAAACCACTTCCATCATCGGAAGGAACAGTAAGCACTCCATAGTCATCAGCAAAAGCTGTTATACCTATACTCTTATTACCTAAGCTATACTTACTTAATAAGTCATCCATTGCATAAGTATTACGCTTTAGATCACTCATGATATAACTATCACCACTTACAAGAGCAAAGTAAGTAGCAGGATCAGGATTAAAGCCATCGCTAATCTGAAACGCTGCATTGATTAATGAAAGCTCATCTAATGGGTAAGCTCTCGCTTGCACTTCAAATAAACCAAGCACCTCATAGCCTTCGTACAGATTAACTTCAACATCCATAATGTTTCGCGCTATTGAATCATCTTGCACCGTTGTAGATGCAAATAATGAAGGCACAGCATCTGAACTATTTAAACCTAAATCCATTGCTTGAGCCACTACAGGATTAAGGTCAAACACTAAAGCGCCATTGATGTTAGGCTGCACGTAAAAGGTATTAGCAGCTGCGCCATTAACGCTTACCTCTATCACATATCTAAAGCCAGGTTGCCCTACGGCAGAAGATGTAGCCACTACTATAAGCTTCTGCTTAAGAGCAGTGTATGCGTAGGGCTGTTGTTGTATTGTAATTGCCATTATTAGACAGGTTTAATATTAGTTAATTTTCTTGTTTGATTTAAGATGTAGATATACACCGCATCCCCCATTGCCTCGTTAAGCTGCGCTCCGTATTCAGGTAATGTTTCTAAGTAGGCATCTCTCCAATAGTACAGTGGTGCAATACCTTTCTTCTCAATGCTCTTAGCCATGGCATTAGCCACTCTTAAGCGCTGTGCTTCGTCTCTATTGATTGCTGATTTAGCGAACTTAGTTCTTCTGCCCGTCTCACCTATGCTGCGTAACTTAATCTTCTTTAAGTTCATCCAATTAAGAATGGCATCCACTGGAGGCTTGGCTGCCCCTGCTGCGAAGCGTGTATCTATTCCTTTGTAATTGCTCTCCTTACCTTGCCTTCCGTATTCCACCCACTTAGCGTAGTCAGCTGATGAGTTGAAAGCTATAGATGGAGTAGTACCGGTTACATCTAAATCATAATAGAGCGAAGCTGCGAGCGTTCCTGTAGTGTTAGCTCTGCGCTTCTTTCCGTATCTCGTTTGCTGAATGCGAATGTTAGAGCGTGCACGATCCGTAACGGTCTCTCCGAAATCTAAAAGCACATCGTATAGCGCTCCCTGTTCAAATAGCTCAGCAAGTATGCTCATTCTTTATCAGCTTCCTCTTTTATCTTGTTGAAGAATTGAATCAATGGTAAGCCAAACTTTGTAGGCATCTCTTGAATGAAAGCATCTAACTGCTTCAAATGTTCCTCTGTTAGTTGCATATTAGAAAGATAAAATTGTTACACCTATTGATTTAGCCACGCACTCGGTTACCCACTCGTTGTCCGTTCCCCACGCTGCAAATTCTTCTTCAGTCAAAGTGTAGTTACCATTTGAAAGCACTGTGCCTTCTTCCGTCTTTAATTCGTAATAGGTCGTGCAAGTTGTTGCGCTCGTTTCGAAGTTCAGAATGAGAACGCTCATCTCTGTTGCTGTTCCTGCATTTAGCGGGAATGTGATTGGTTGAATTTTAGCCATTGTATTTATATTTATTTATTATACTGAAGTTATTGTTTCCCACGCTGATGCGCCTCTTACGCAAAGTTTACCTAAAGTAGTATCGTAAACCACAAGCCCCGTTGCAGGTGAAGCAATAGCGTTCTTTTCAGTTGTTGTCATACGTGGAGGTAAGAAGCCTTGCGTTGTGCTGTTTACTGCTAATCGTGCAGAAGGAATATCCGTAAATGTTCCACCATTTTGAAGTGCAAAATTACCGCTATTCCAAATGCGAGCGACTTCTATTCTTCCTGATGTCACATTAGATATTAAAAACCCTAAGTGAAGTGAATTTGCATTTACATTATTTGCGACAAGTGTACCATAATAACTTACGCCAGTACTTGGCAATGTTGCATTACCCCTTCCTATTATAACTACATTACTATTTGCAGCAGCTGTTGCAGAATCTCTTAAAAGAAAACCTGTTAAATCAGTACTTGTTCCATTTGGTCTCACTTCAAACATAGTGGAATTGTTTGAAGTATTTGCGATTAACTGAATTGTATTAAAATTGCCTACGGATGCAGAATTTGCCCTTATTACTGAATCAGTACCATTTCCAAAAGTTACACTTCCCTGCACCCTCGCAGTCCCATTAACATCCAACCTAAACCCTGCATCCGTAAACGTGCCACCACTTTGGAGTGTCAAGTTACCTGTTCCTGAAAAGAAGCGACCAACAGTTGTGAAACTTGTTGTTACAAAATTTAAGTGTGAACTATACGCTTGTATGTTATTTGAAAATACAGTTCCAAGAAATAACCCATTGTTAAATGGTAAACCTGCAGTTCCTAAACTTGCTCCACCACCAGTTGTAGGAATTATATTTCCATTCACTCTCAATGCTGCTGATGTAGTACCTGTAAACGCACCTGTTGTAAATGTGGGCTGAATATCTAACCCCACTAACACATCGTTGTTAGCTGTCGCTACAAGAGTTTGATTTAAGAACGTACCTCTCGCAATGGCTGAGGCTGCGCTGATTGAGCCTGTTGCTGAAAATTGATTTTGTATTCTCGCAGTACCAGCAACGTCAAGTTTAAACCCTGCGTCTGTGAAAGTACCTGCGTTTTGAAGAAGTACATTACCTGTCGCTTGAAATATCGCAAATTGAAAACCTGTAGAACTTCCAATTCTAAATGAATTGTCCGAAGATATATTTCCTGCTGTCCATTGTACGCTATCAGAATTATTATACCTAATTCTTGCATTTGCTGCGTTCGCATTAATAGTTAACAAATCAGCAGGAGCATTCGTACCAATCCCCAACCTATTGTTAGTATCATCCCAAAATAGATTAGCGTTATCCTGCGCTATCGTTGTGCCGTTGCTGAATAAAACGCTTCCGCTTGTAAGCGAAGGAAGGTTAAATTTAGCGTTCCACGTTGCCGCAGATGCTATGTAAGCGTCAGCCAAGTCAGTAGTCAAATGTAGTTCTGACAATTGAGTCACTCCACCTGTCACGCTCATTGCGTTACCGCTGCCGCTTGTCTTGTTCACCGTCAACGCTTCACCTGCTCCACCCTTAGTGATTGAAGCCGCAACACCGCTACCACTTGAATGGTTGATGACTAAATCTTTTGCGCTTAACGTGTGTGTTCCTAAATCAACGTTTTGCGTCGCGCCTGTGTATGGAACGTAACCCGTTAATGAAGGTAAATCTTGCGCTGTAATGAATGGGTTGACACCGTCCTCTCCGTCGTTCGTTAGGTCGCTCGTTGCTGTTGGTATGGTCGGTTTGTTTAATATCTCAGCCACTCCGCTTGTCGCGTTCCAATCTGAATTTACTTGCGCTGCTGGTATAGTCGGCTTGTTGTCAAGGTCGTCATAATCATTTGAGAAACCAACCGCGCTGATGTCTGCGGTGTTTGCCTTCAACAAAATTTCTTCTTGTAGGTCGTCGATTGCCGCTTCGATGTCGATTATAGTTTGACAAGAAGGAAGCGTTACGCACGTTAAACCTACTTCATCCGTCAAAAGATACCAACCACGCACACCTTCGTCATTCGTTCCGTAGTAGTAGTTAGGCGAAGGTTCTGCTTCGTCGTTGACTAACGAAACGTTTCCGTTTTCGTCGCGAGTGATTGAATCGATGAACGTTAAAATTGATCCTGTGCCACCGCTTCCGCTTTCGAAGAAGTCGTTCCACTCAGCAGGGATTGAACACGCGTCCCAATAGTAAGGAACGAGCAAATCTAAACTAACTGTCCAACCTGTTAGCGTATGTTGAAATTCTTCAAGGAATGGTTCTAACGAAACGTTGTTAACCGTGATTAAGTCACCAAACAAAACGCGGTGGTTCGTAATCTCGGCAATCAAATCTTCTGCTATTCGTTGAAGGTCTGATAACGCTTCGCGTTGGTATTCGCTCTTGTCTTCTTTGTCGCGTGGTAAGTCGGCAAGGACAATCTGAAAACTGAACGTCTTCATTCCCTGCGAATAAGTCACGTTCGAAGGTATGACGTGCATGAATGGATATTCACCAAACTTTTCAAGGTCTGAAACCTCAATCTGTCCGTGAGAAAATCTCTTTAATATAAAGTGTCCAGACGCGAATGCGTGGAATCTATCTATGAGCGCGTTGTAGCTTTGTACGTTCGACATAATTGTAATCTATTAGGTAAGTCATAAATGTAAATATCTCCCACGCGCTTTTTTCCGTAATTGCGTCCAATTTAGTTATGTCACGTCCGCAGGCTTCCATGAAAAGATGATACCAACCGTAGCGACCAAGCACTTGGTTTAGGTTGTCTCTGTCTTCAATTGCTCCGTCAACTCCTCCGTCAACTTCTTCACCTCTATCTCCAAATAATCGAGCGAAGTGTTGCTTAGTTCGTTGAGCAAAGTCGAAAAAAAAAGCATCGCACCGTTGAATTGTTCAAGCGTCATTTGCTCGACGTAGCCTTCAACAAGTTCTCTATTTTGTTTGCTGTGAGGTATGATTGTGTACTTTGTTCCTACGCGTTTGTCTATTGGTCGGTAAAGCGT